GGTCCCGCGCAGCTCCGATGATTCACTAGCCACTGACTTTTCAGTAGTTGGATTCCATTTATGACCAAAGCGCGGCAGAACAGCCCCGAACGGGCGCAGTCGGGGGAGATTTCCGCCAGTGAGGCCGCGGAACGGCTCGGCATCACGACGAATGCCGTCGGCCAGTGGACCGCGCGGCCGAACGCGCCCGCCCGCAAGGTCGGCAACCGCGTGTGGGTGCAGTGGCCCGCCTTCGCCCGCTGGCGCGAGCAGGAGTTGGTGCGGCAAGCCAAGGCGGAAGTCTCCCCCACCGTCAGCCTCGACGAAGCCCGCACCCGCAAGGCGCTGGCGGAAGCGGAAATTGTCGAGATGGACTTGGCCGTCCGCCGTGGCGAGTTCGTGGCCGTGGCGGACTACGAGGCCGCGTTGGCGCGGGTGCTGGACCGGCTGACGGCACGGCTGCGGGCCATGCCGGTGCGCCTGTCGCACCTCGGCGACGAATGCGAAGCGGCGGTGGAGAAGGAAGCCGAAGCGGTGATCGTGGAGCTCTCGCAGTTCGATGAAGACGTGATCGACGAACCGGCCGGTGAGGCCAAGGAGGCGGCGTGAGCCATAAGGCGATAGTGGAAGACCTCCACAAAGAAGTCATCGAACTGTGCGTCTTGTACAAGAAAGGCGTTTTAGTTGGGGGAGCGTTTGATCGCGCCCTGAGTTCTGCGATCACAAAGCACGAACAGAGGTACGATCAGGAAAGGGCTGCAATGGGGCTTGATCCTTGCCCTTCTTTGCGAAGGGCCGTTTTGCTGAGAGTTGAGGACACCATTGGTGTGCATTACTGCGAAGCCAATACGATGTGCACTCGCTCATGCCGATTGGTTTCATGTAACCCAAAGCCAAGAAACGGTGGGCGTTTCCCTTTCACCCTTCCAACAGACCAGCCAAAAACAAAGAGTAGGACTCTTGGCGCGACTCTAAAGAGTGCACGTCACGCCGTAAACTCAAAGATTCGCATTCACGTATTCATGAGAGACGGGCATAAGTGCAAGCTTTGTGGCTCTGGTGCCCCGTTGGAAGTGGATCACGTTATCCCCGTTAGCAAGGGAGGGAGTTCGGATCTAGAAAACCTCCAATCTCTCTGCATACCGTGCAACCGGCGGAAAGGAGCGAAGATCTACAATGGGATGATGGCGGCGTGACCACCACCCACCCCGCCGGCCGCGCCGCCCTCAACCGCCTGACCCGTGACCGGTTCCGTCGGCACTGCCGGCCGTTGCCGAGGCTGACCATGAGCCAGTGGGCGGAACGGTATCGGGTGCTGTCGCCGGAAGCGACGGCGAACCACGGGCCGTGGCGAAACGACATTGCGCCGTACCTCGTGGCCGTGATGGACGCACTGAGCGACCGGGAGACGCAGGAGGTCACATTCGTGGCGCCGTCGCAGTCGGGGAAGTCCGAAGTCCTGCTCAACGCGATGGGCTACTTCATGCACCAGGAGCCGAGCCCGATGATCGTGGTGCAGCCGACCACGGAAACCGGCGAAGCGTTCAGCAAGGACCGCATTGCCCCGATGCTGCGGGACGCGCCCGTGCTGGGCAAGCTGGTGGGACCGGCTCGCAGTCGCGACAGCCAGAACACGATTGCCTCGAAGTCGTACCCCGGCGGACAAGCCGACATCGTGGGGAGCAACGCCCCGTCGGGACTGGCCATGCGCCCCAAGCGGTTCGTGGCGCTCGACGAACGGGACCGGCACAGCGCGAACGCGGGCGGGGAAGGCGACGTCAAGCGCATCGTCTACGCCCGGACCCGGTCGTACCAGCGGCGGCGGAAGATTTACGAGGTGTCCAGCCCGACCGACGAAGAAACATCACTGGTCTGGCCGTCCTACCTCGAAGGGACGCAGGAGGTGTACGAGGTGCCCTGCCCGTCGTGCGGGGTGTTCCAAACCCTGACGTTTGAGCGGCTGAAATGGGCGCTGGACACGGCGGGGAAAGTGGAGCCGTCGTCGGTCCACTACGAATGCGCGGCGTGTGCCGTCAAGATCCCGCCGACGAAGCGCGGGACGATGCTGCGGGCGGGCCGCTGGACAGCCACGGCGGTGCCGCGGGTGCCGCACAAGCGGTCGTTCTGGTTGCACGGCCTCTGCGCGGCGTTCGCGCTGTGGGAAGAAGTCGCCCAAGAGTTCGTCAGCGCGAACAGCCAGAGCGACCCGGCCAAGCGGGCGTTGCAACTGCGGGCGTTTTTCAACACGACGCTGGGGGTGTTGTACAAGGACCAGCAGGCGGAAACGCAGAAGCAAACGCTGCTGGCCCGTGCGCGGCGGTACGACGGCGGCAGCGGCGACAATCCGGTCGTGTTTCACGTGCCACGGGATGCCGGGGTGCTGACGGCCGGCGTCGACGTCCAGCACGATCGGCTCGAGGTCATCGTGCGGGCGTGGGGCGTCGGGGAAACGTCGTGGCTCATCGAGCGGGCGATCTTGCGCGGCGATACGCAGCAGCCCGCCGTGTGGCACCAGCTCGACACGTACCGGCAGGAACGGACCTGGAAGCACGAAAGCGGTGCCGTGCTGACGATCCGCAGCATGACGATTGACGCGGGCGACGGTGCGATGGCGAAGCGGGTGTACGAGTTCTGCGCGCCTCGGTTGTACCAGCACGTGTACGCCATCAAGGGCAGCAGCAACGAGACGGCCCCGCTAATCCCGGCCAAGCCAACGAAGGTGAAGCCGGGGCGGCTCTACGTCTGCGGCGTGAACGGGGCGATGGACGTGTTCTCGCGCCGCCTGAACGCCGACACCGTCGGCACCGGGTACGTGCATCTCAACGACTACGCCAGTGAGGACTATGTGACGCAAGTGCTGTCGATGCGCCGCACGATCAACCCGAAGACGCGGAAACGGCGGTGGGAAGCCACGCCGGGGGTCCGCAACGAAGCGGCCGACTGCGAAGTGTACGCGTACTTGGCCCTGCTCTTGGGGCCGGTGCCCGTCGCGTCGCTGGCCGGTGAAGTGGCGCGGGTGAATGCCGACGGGGAGAAGCGGCAGGCGCCCACGCCGGACCCCGTGACGCCGACACCAGCCCCCACGCCGAAGCCCACCGGCACGTGGCTGCCACGACGCCGGGGGTGGATGTGAGCGGCGCCCCCACCTGTAGCGTCGCCCCCGCCGTGCAACAGGCGCTGGACGACGTGAGCCTCCCCCACGTGGCGCGGCTCATGATGTGGCACCTGAACAAGCGGCTGGACGGGTACGAGTTCCGCGAAGTCAAGCTCGCGTCGCTGGCCGCCGAGATGCGCGTGAAAGAGACGACGGCGGGGCAAACGCTCGCGCTGCTCCACACCACGGGGTACCTCGACATGCGGCAAGGGTTGGGGCGCACGAAAGCGTATCGCTTGCAATGGTCCCGGCGACAAAGCCGCGCCTTGGCCGCGTGAACGGGCGAAACCGCCCCGTAGCGTAGTAGTCGCGTCGTCGGAGTGTAGGACGCGGGGGGAGCGCGGCGCATCATGCGATTGTGCCTCTCCTGACTGCACTCCCGACGACGATCACGGCCGGCGATAGCGTCACGCTGTCGCTGTCGTATCCGGCGTACCCGGCGCCCACGTGGAGCGGGTCGCTGGCGCTGGCGGGGCCGAGCACGTTGAGCGTGACCAGCACGGCCGATGGTGCCGCCCATCAATTCGTGCTCACCGCCGTACAGACGGAGGCATTGGCCGCGGGCGCCTATACGGCGCGGGTGCGGCTCGCCAACGGGCTGACGGTCGAGACGGTTGAGCGTGCGCCGCTGACCGTGGCGGCCGATGTCGCGACGTTCGCGCCCGGTGAGAACGTGTCGCCGTGGGCGGGGATCAAGACGGAGGCCGAAGCCGCGCTGCTCGCCATGATGGAAGGCGGCGGCACGCAAATGGTGATGATCAACGGGCGGCAGGTGATGTACAACGCGCCCGATAAGCTCGTGGCGCTGATCGCCATGTGTGAATCCCGGCTGGCGGCCGAGCGCGGGCAGTTCGGGGCGCCGATCCGCTTCGATGTGGTCGGGCTGCGATGAAATTGCGCGCCCGGATCCGGCATCTGACGACGGCCCTGACCGGCCGCACGGGCGGGCTGTCGCTCCGGACCTACGGCGGGGCGCTGCAACAGCGCATCGTGTCGCGCTGGTTCGCGGAACTGGACGACGCCAACGGGGAGCTGCGCTGCTCGCTCGTGGAGTTGCGCGCCCGCTCCCGCCAGTTGGTGCGCGACAGCGGCGAAGCGGCGGGCCTCATGCTGGACTTCGAGGCCGACATCGTGGGCGCGTCCGGGGCGCGATTGCAGTTCCGGGCCCGTCGCCCGCGGGGGATGCCGCTCGACCCGCTGAACGATCGCGTCGAACTGGCGTGGGGGCTGTGGGGCCATCGGGATTCGTGCACGATCACGGGCGACCTCTCGCTCGCGGCGCTGCAACGGCTGATGATCCGCACCGTCATTCAGGACGGCGAGTTCTTGGCCATGTTCGAGCGCGACCCGCGCCGCCCGTTCGGGATGACGCTGCGGGTACTGGACCCGGACCAGCTTGACGAATCGCTGAACCGGCCGAGTGGACCGGGGCTTAATAGCATAATCATGGGCGTCGAAGTGGACGGCAACGGCAAGCCCGTGGCCTACCACGTGTGGGACCGGCACCCCACGAGTGCGGGCCGTGTCCGGTTGGTGGTCCCGGCTGCCGACATCGTGCACGTGTTCAAGCGCGTCCGCCCCGGCCAGCGGCGCGGGGTGCCGTGGTTCGCGCCGTCGCTCGTGTCGTGGAAGCTGGGCGACCGCTACACCGAGGCCGAGCTGTATCAGTCGCTGCTCGCCGCCGCGCAGGGCGGATTCTTCGTCAACCGGGACGGCACAGGCGGGCTGGAAGCGCCACGCGGGGAGGACGGCAAGCCGACCACCATCGTGATGCAGGCCGAACCCGGTCAGGCCACCGCGTTGCCTGGGGGCTACGAGTTCCAGCCGTGGGAGCCCAAGCACCCGACGGCGAACTTCGCGGGCTTCATGAAGGTCGTCAAGCGCGGCATTGCGCGGGCGTTTGGGCGCTCCTACGCGTCGCTGACGGGCGATCTCTCCGAGGTCAACTTCTCGTCCATGCGTACCGATCGGGTGCGCGAGATGGCCCAGAGCCGGATGCACCAGCAGGACTTGCTGGTGGAGCAGTTCCTGTCCCCGATCTTCGCGGAATGGGTCCGCATGGCGTCGATGACGGGGGCGCTCGGCGCCGTGCCGTATGACGCGCGGACCATGACGCTGTACGCGACGTGGATGTGCACCGGCCACGCGTGGATTGACCCGGTGAAGGACGCGACGGCGGCGCTCATGGAACTCAACATGGGCGTGACGTCGCCGCAACGCATTTGCGCCGAGAAGGGGCGCGACTTCTTCGAGGTGGTCGACGAAATCCGGGACGCGCGGGAATACGCGCTGGCCGCTGGCGTCCCGCTCGAGGCGGTGCCGCTGGCGGTGCAGGTCACGGCCGACGCGTCGACCGACCCGGACGCCACCACGGACACGACAACCCCGGGGCGCGTGTTGCCGCTCCGGAAGGGGGCTGCATGACAAGCGAGAACCCGTTCGCGCCGGAAACGCGCGAGAACCCGAGTGGATTCCGCACCCGCGACTTCACGTTGCAGATCGAGCAGCGCGCGGCCGATGCGCCGGACGACGCGCCGCTCCGTATCGCCATCAGCAGCGAAGCGGGCGTGGAGCGGTACGACTGGCGCACGGATGAAGTCTACGACGAAATCCTCGACCACAGCGCGAACGGTGTGGATCTCTCCTACGCGCGTGACGGCTTGCCGTTCCTGCTGGACCACAACCTCGGTCGGCAAATCGGCATCCTCGAAAACGTGTCGATCGACGCCGACCGCGTGATCCGTGGCGACTTCCGGCCCGGCAATCACCCGGATGCGGCGTGGGTGACGGCGGACATGCGCGGCGGGGTGCGCAAGAAGGTGAGCGTCGGCTACTGGCCGGGGTCCAACTACAAACAAGAGAAGCGCGCGGATGGCACGATCGCGCGCCGGTACCAGGGCTGGTCGCTCTACGAAGCGTCCAGCGTGGCGGTGCCTGCCGACTACTCGGTGGGTGTCGGGCGCAGCGCATCCGGCGCTGTGCGAACGGAACAGGCCGTGAACCCGGCCAATTCGACGGAGACACAGATGACTGTGGACACCACGTCGGAGCGGGGCGCGGCCCCGGCTCCCGACACCCGCGCGGCCGAACTGGCGGCGCTGGCCAGCGATTTCCCCGCCCATGCGCGGCTCGCCGAGTGGATCACCGGCAACGTGACGGTGGATGCCGCCCGCACCGAGATCATGCGCAAGCTGGCCGATGCCGCGGCGACCCGCGCGCCGATCAACGCCTCACAGCCGGCCGTTGTGGTCGGTGCCGATCGCGAAGCGCAGGCCCCGTGGGCGGAGGATGGCGCCGACTTCTTCCGCGCCGTCGTGCGCGCGGGCCGTGGCGGTGAGTTCGACAAGCGCCTGTTCGCCACGCGCGCGCAGGACACCGTGACCGGCACCGATGGCGGCTTTGCCCTCCCGAACGCGGTCAACAACCTCCTGCTGGAAGCGACGAGGACGGGCGGGGAGATCCTGTCCCGCGTGTCGACGCGTCCGGTGACCATCGGCAACAGCTACAACGAAACGCTGGTGAAGGAAGAGGCCCGCACGAACGGCAGCCGCAACGGCGGCGTGCGCGGCTACTGGCTGGCCGAGGACGGCTCCTACATCGCCTCGCAGGCCGAGACACGTCAGCTCGACCTCAAGCTGCAGAAGCTGGGCGCGATCGTGCCGGTGACGGAAGAGCAGATGGAAGACGGCCCCGCGCTCGTGTCGTTCATCAACGAGCAGGTGCCGGAAGAGCTGCGCTTCAACGCCGAGCAGGCCGTGTGGGAAGGGACGGGCGTGGGCCAGCCGCTCGGTGCGCTGGTGTCGGGCGCGCTCATCACCGTGCCGATTCAGCCTTCGCAGACGATCGCCAACACGGCGGGCAACCTGTGGACCAACGCGGCGGACATGTATCGCCGGATGCCGGCGCGCATGGTCAACGGCGCGGCGTGGTTCATCAACCAGGAGCTGTGGTCCAAGATCCTGACGGCGACGTCGGGCACGGGGGGCGGCTCGCACCCGATGTTCACCCCGGCTGGCCGTCTGGAATCGGCCCCGAACGGCTCCATCCACGGCCGTCCGATTGTGCCGGTCGAGTACGCGTCGGCCGAGGGCACCGTGGGTGACTTCGTGTTCGCCAACTTCGCGGACTACCTGCTCATCTCGAAGGGCGGCATCCGCCAGCAGACCTCGATGCACGTCGAGTTCCTGCGCGATCGGCAGGTCCTGAAGTTCACGTGGCGCGTCAACGGCGCCCCGCGGACCCGTGTGCCGCTCACGCCGCTCAAGGGCACGAACACCACGTCGCCGTACATCGCGCTCGCCGCGCGGTCCTGATCCTGACGGGGTGGCGCCGAGTGGCGTCACCCCTCTCCCCTCTGCCTGAGAACTTCCCATGCGCTATTCCCATGAACACGTGCACGTCGTGGACGTGCTTGCGCCCGCGGCGGACGCGGCGGGGCGCGCGAGCGATGCGGTGTCGCTCAAGAACGCCAACGGCCCGGTGATCATCGAGGCGTCGATCAACCAGGGCAACGCGGCCACGGTCGCCATCACGTTGCAGCAGTGCACCGACGTGGCGGGCGGCGGCGCCAAGGCGCTGACGACGAACGTGGCCATCTTTGCCTCGCAGGACGTCGGCGGCGCGGCGGGTGACGTGCTGACGCGTCAGGCCGATGGCGTGGCCTTCACCACGTCGGCGTCGCTGACCCGCAAGACGATCCGCTTCGTGCTCGACCCGGCGACGCTCGACCTCGCCAACAATTTCGACTGCATCCGCTTCACCACGGGCGCGTCGAACGCGGCGAACATCACGTCAGGCCGCATGATCTTGCAGCCGGTGTACCCGCAGATCCCGCAGTCGTCGGTGCGCGTCAACTAATGCTGATCCGGCTCACGTTCGGCAGCCGTGAGGGGCAAGTCCTCGACTTTCTCCCGCACGAGGCGCGCGCCATGCTGGCCGATGGCCGCGCCGTGCTGCCGGATGCGGAGCCGGTCCAGCGGACGTCCCCGGCCGTCGACCGTGTGGCATCGCGTGCAGATCGCGGGATGCCACGCGGGAAGCGGCGGGCGGTGCGCTGATGCCGTTCAACCCGCTGGCGTTTACCGCCCTGTGCTTCGCGAACGCGCCCGACAAGAAGCGCGTGGTCGTCGGGTCCGTGTCCACGTGGGGCACGTTCGACGATCGCGAAGAGCTGGCGCTGGACGAGAACGGGCAGCCGGTGACAGTGCGGACCCGTCAGGTGAAGGTGACGGCGGGGAGCCTGTCGGGGCTGGTGGACGGCGCGACGGTGACGGTGGACGGCGTGGCGTATGTCATGACCGGCCGCCCGATGCCGCAAGAGAACGGGGATATGTGGCTGCTGCGGCTGCGCCGGAGTGAGTCATGATCCTCGAAACGGTCCGCATCGTGGCCGACTGGCTGAGTCATGCCACGTTCGGCATCAACGCCGTGCGGCTGGCGGTGCCGAAGGACTCTGGGGTGTCGGACTTCCCCGCGGTCACCGTGCTCGACTCGACCCGTGACGGGCGGGTGGCGCGCGGCGGGGTGCCGAACCTCAACGCGAACGAGTTCCCGTGTCTGCTCGTGACGCCGGCGGACCAGCCGGTGGAGCAAGCGAACATCGCGGCGCGGCCGTTCCCGCCCGACGCCACGGTGTCGGTGCTGGTGCGCTACGCCACGCGCGAGATCGACACGGCGAAAGCAGAGCGGGACGCCTCGCAGACGATCAAGACCGTCTGGTGGCAGTTGCCGCAACTGATGCTGACGGCCGCGGGCGAAGTGGCCCGCACTCGGGCGCAAACGCAGCTCTACCAGATACAGACGATGCAGGCCGCCACGCTGTACGAATCGGCGGACGATACCACCGTGACGGGCGGCGTCCTTGTGACGTGCCGCGTCCGCTACTTGGGGCCGACATGAACGAGTTTTTCGCTTTCACGACGGCGGACGGCGAGACGGTACGCCTGCCGTTCCCCGCCGATCTCCCGCTGGACGAGCGGGACGATTTCATGGCCGCCGCCATCGCCGCGGCCGATGCTGACCCTTCTTCCGAGGACTGACCCATGCCGACAGCGGCGCGGTTAAACCAAGTCATCGGCGTCCTCGCAAAAGAGGAAGTCGACCCGAACGTGGCGGAAACGCTTTCCAATACCGCCGACGCCTGCAACGTGTTCATTGGCGACGGCGATCCCCCGGCCCCGACGCCCATCGAATACGTGTTCGATGGCAACATCGGACGCGCGGCGGGCACCCTCTCCCCGCAGCGGCGCACGACGCCCAACGGCCGGTTCCGGCAGGGGCAGTTCCAGTGCTTGCCGAAGGGGCTGGGCGCGACCTACAGCGGGTCGGCTTTCCCGCCCAACGAAGTGCACCGCTTTCTGAAGGGCGCGGGCTACGATGCGACGTTCAGCGCCACCCCGTCGCCCCAGTGGTCGTACACGCCGACGTCCGCCACGAGCACGCCGACGCACCTGACCGTGCGCCAGTTCTCGCAGGGGTCGCAGTACGATCAAGTCGGCGTCCAGGCGGATTTCGCCTACGAAACGCAGGGGCTGGGCGTCCCCATTTTCACCTTCGACTGGCGCGGCATCGCGTTGACCCCGACCGACCAGTCGTTGCCGGCGCTGACGATCGGCGCGGCCGGCGTGATCCCGCCCGTGGCGTCGGCGGTGGTCCTGAGTGCGAACGGTGTCACGTCGCTGACGGTGCGCCGTGTGGCGTTCCGCCGCAACCGCAACGTGGAGACGGCGCGCGTCGCGCAGAATCTGGCGGGCGGGCACGCGGGCTTCATCGCGGGCGGCTTCTCGCCGGAATGGGAAGTGGAAGTGGAGCGCCCCGCCCGTTCGGCGTTCGACCCGGAAGCGTTGCACGCGGCGGCCACGAGCATCGTGTTCTCGGTGCAGTTCGGGGCCACGCAGTTCAACCGGTGGACGCACAGCACGGCACAGGGGCAGATCATCAGCGTCCAGCCCGCGAATGACGCGGCGCTGGCCACGGTGACGTTCACGGTGCGCGGCTTTTCGAGCACGCCCGCGACGAACGACAGCGAGCTGTTGCTGTTCAACTGACCGGTGCGCTACACCGCCGACGCCATCACGCGGGCTGCTCAGGGGGTCGATCTTCGGATCGGCCCCGCTGATCATACGCTCAACGCGAACCGCTCGTGGCGCGGGCGGGTGCACGCGTGGTGGGTGCGGCGGTGCCGCTCGTGGACGGCACGGCCGTTGTCGGTCCCGCAAATGCTGCGGTTACAGGCGGCGGCCAGCGATCCGGTGGCGTACCTCGTGACGCTGATCCCGCTGATGCGGGCCGTGCTGCCGAAACGCTGGTGGTATCGGTTCGTCGGGGACCCCGTGCGGCTGATCCTGCGGCTCCCGCCCACGGCGTTGCAAGCCGTGTTGCGGGGGCTGTTGACGGTGCAGGACCGAGACGTCAGCCGCGAGACGGAAGACCCACTAGAAGAACTGCGGCGGCTGCAACGTCGCGCGGTGTACGGGGACGAGGGCAAAACGGGCGCCGTGTCGCTGCTGGCGGCGACCATGAGCGTCCGGGCGACGTATGGGGAGGCGTGGTACTTCGACCCGCGCAAATGGCCCACGAGCGACGGCTACGCGCCGTTCGCGGTGGCGCTGGTGGAGTATGCGGGGGTGCAAGCGTTGGAAGTGCGGCGCCGGTTGGAAGTGGCCGACGGCTACTCACTGGCGCACGCGAAGCCGCATGAGCGGGACCGGATGCAACGGATGGCGTACCCGCAGGAGGTGTGCTGATGGCACGGCGCGAAGTCACGGTGGTGATCAACGGCGAAGAGTTCGTGTCCAAGGCGGCCAAGGATGCCGACGAAGGGCTGAATACGTTTTCGTCGAAGGTCCCAGGGTATGCCAAGGTCATTGCCGGTCTAACGATCGCGTTTCAGGCCGTGCAAGCGGCGATCGGCAAGGTGCGTGATGTCGTCGTCGCGTCCTTCGACGCCTACGACGCTCTTGCCACTTCGCAGCGCAAACTTGAGGGCACGTCGAAGATTGCGGGCGTGTCGATGGACACCCTCAACGGAATTGCCACGCGGGCACGTACCGCGTTCCAGTTGTCCACCATCACGGCCAACGAGTTGGCCAACGTCACGGCGCTGATGGGCGCCAAAGCAGGGGACGCGGGGCGCGCGAACCAGTTGCTGGCGTCGGCACTCGACATCGGCGCGGCGCGCGGCATGGATGCGCGCGACGTCATGGACGCGCTAAACATTACGCTGCGCGGCCAAGACGAAGGGCTCGACCGACTCGTGAATGCCAACCCGAGCGTTCTGTACAAGGAGTGGGCGGACGCGGCGGGCGTCTCAGTGGGCAAGATGGATGACCAGCAGAAAATGCT